GGCATATCAGAACGAGTTGACGAAGAAACTGACAAAATTGAAGGAGATGAGGGAAACTAAGACGCCCCTTTTGGAAGAGATCAGAGCAACAAAAGGCGGCTTCCCCAAGCTCCAACAATAGTGCTAAAATTACTGTCGAAATGAAACGCGAAGAAATAGAAGATTTATTAGACAGAATTAAAGCACATTGTCAAGAGCAGCCCATGGACTGTGATATATTAGATATATTTTATTCTGATATAGACTAAAAATTTTTTTCGAGAGTATAGTTATACTTAAATGAAAATTTTTTTATAAAATGATCATTATGTATGTAAAAAGAATAGGTTAATAAAATGACCAAAATTTTCTTTCTCTCGAAAAATTTTTATCCATAAATAATTATTAAAAATGAACTTATAAGAATAGGATTATTCAAGACCTTAGGAAAATAGTTCTTGACTTTAGTTTTTATTTTTGTTATACTAATAAAATATGAATTTTATAATTCAAAGTGGAAAGAGCAAAACAATGGCGGAGATTACTTTAAAAGACTTAGAACAGAGAGTAGCTGTACATGAAAAACAATGCGAAGAAAGATGGAAAACCATCTTTCGTAGAATTCAACGTCAAGAAGACTCGTTGGAGCGCATAGAAAATATACTTATAGCTGCTTGTGGAGCCATTATAGTTGGTGGAGGCTCTGTAATAATCACAATTTTAATAATGCACAACTAGGAGAAAGAAGTGGCACTAAAACAATACGAAAAGAAGGATATTAGCAAAAGCCCTAAAACTAAAGCTGCCCCGAAGAAGGGTGAGATTTATAAAGAAGGGGATTTGTGGAAGTTTATCTGGATAAATAATAAAGTTCGTAGTTATGAAACTAAAAAAGATGCTGAAATCAGCTTGGAAAAATTAAGTGGACAAGCTAAAAGTACGTCTTAAGAAGTTCTGGCTTTGGTTAATATCATGGTTTTCACCAAGATGGAGACTAGAAGTTAGTTATAATAAAGAGTGGGGCGACTCAGACGATAGAGTTTATACAGTTAAAAAGTTTATTGTTAAAAAACCAAATCATTTAAAATTTATAACCCACGATAAAGATGTCGTGGAAATTAGTAGTCCATCAGGACTTAACTACAGGATTACAAGCATATGAATCAATTACTTATAGGAATTATACTAGTCATGGGCTTTTTAGGCTATGGCTTATATGTAGAAAATCAAAATTTACAAGCAGAAAATTCTGCTTATGAGTTGAGAGATGCAGAACAAGATGCAGCAATAGAACAACTCCAAGGAGATCTAGAGCTACAAGGTAATAGTTTAAGAGAGATGCAATCTAAGAACGCAGAGATAGAAGGCGAAATGAATAGATATCTTAATATATTTAAAAGACACAACTTAACAAAGCTAGCTTATGCAAAACCTGGTTTAATTGAACCAAAAGCAAATAAAGCTACAAAGGAGGTATTCGATGGAATCGAAGAAGATAGTCGCAACATTGACGATCTTGATGATGGTATCCAGCTGCAGTCTGGTACCAAGTAAAAAAGAAGTCAGCATAACAACTAAAGCTATCGAAAGAACGATAATTCAGCCCGTTATGCCTCGGGAAATTGATCTAAAAGAACCCTACTGGTATGTGGTTTCTGATAAAAATATTGACGAATTTCTATCAAGGGTAGAAAAAGATCAAGGACAAATTGTATTTTTTGCGATGTCAGTTCCAGATTACGAAATAATGGCATATAATATGCAAGAGTTAAAGAGATATATTCGAGAATTAAAAGAAGTGGTTGTATACTACAGAAAGGTCACAACTCCACAAAAAGAATCTGAAATAAAAGAGAGTAGAAGACCCTCAGTTGGTATTACTAATCCACTTAAAAAAGATGAATAAAACTCAAGCTCGTTTGCTTATTTGCGAAGGATGCGAACAATATTCTAGAGTTAAAGTTTGTAGAGCATGTATGTGTTTTATGCCTTTAAAAGCTAGGGTGAGCGGGGCAAAATGCCCTGAAGAAAAATGGGGAAAGTTATGATGGATATGATGATGAAATGCAAAGATTGGGTTATGGCTCGATTAAGCGAAAGAACGTCTTGGGACGGAATAACAATTATAGGCGGTAGTATTTTAGTAATTATTGGTATGCCAATAATAAAAATGCTAGCTTGGCCAGCTTTAATTTATGGAGTTTATACACTTCTTAAAGAAGAGGGTCATGTATAATGCCTAAAGGACGAGGCACTTACGGTAAGCGTCGTGGACGACCTAAGAAAAAGAAACGCAGTAAAAAGAAATGAGATATTTAGTTTTATTACTATTATTAGCGGCAGGTTCTTGTGATGAACTATTTGCACAGGAAAGAATTCCCTCATCAAATTTTGAAGATGTATTAGATGCTAATACAGCAAACCATCCTAGAACAGGGGTATTATTTATAGATAAAGGAATTTATACTGTTAAATATGATACATCATTAGAACAGCCGTTAGAAGTTTCATACTTGGTTACTAATAGACCAAAAGAGGTTGATAGAAAAGGCATGAACTTTAAAAAAGAAAAAGGAATACATACTTCTGATAATAAAGATTATGTTAATAACATATGGGATAAAGGACACATGGCTCCAGCTGCACACTTTAGTGATAGCAGAGAAAATCTAAGAGCTACTTTTTCCTTTCTTAATTCAGCACTCCAACATGAAAAGCTTAACCGCGGGGCATGGAGATTTTTAGAAGCCGATGTAAGAACTTTAGCAAAAACTAAAGGTGATTTATTAGTTACTAATTATATACTATTTTCACCAAATAGTGAGGTATTACCTACAGGAGCAACTGTTCCAGATGGCTTCATAAAAGAAATCAGGGCAGTTGATGATCCAACATTTAGAGAATGTTATTTCTTTACTAATGAAGCTCCTGAGATGCACTGGATAGATTATCAGGAAGAATGTGAATAATGCCAATTAGCAAAGTAAAAGGCGGATGGAAGATAAAAAATACTTCTGGAATCTCTAAGACTAAAAAAGCTGCGAAGCGAAGACTTCGCGCTATTAAACACCGCCAGTCTAAAAAGAGAAAAAGGAAAGGACGCAAAACGCGTAGGAGATAAAAAATGTCAATAAAATTTTTAGGAGCACAAGCAGCTTGTGGTGTTAATGTAGGGGCAGCCTCAACATTTGAAAACGCTACTGAAGTAAGGCTTGTGAATACAGGTGCAGCAGAGTACTTAGTCACTATAGCAAATAGTGCAGATGCTACTTTAGCTACATTTACATTAGAAAGTTTAGATAGCATCGTAGTTAGTAAGGGAACTACCGATCAAATATTCGCTGCAAATGCAGCGGTTGTCGGTACACCTTGTAATGTTGGAAGATAGATGTTTCCAGATGCAAATAACAATAACTGGCTTCATCAAGTAGGTGAAGTTTGTGCAACAACGTTAGAGTTGTTAGAAGAAAAAGCAGATAGTGTGGGGTACGTCTCACACGCTGATGAAACAATGAAAGAATTATGTATAGGGTATTTATATCTTTTAGGTCTTTGTGATTCTCAAGGTCTTTTATTAGATAAAGACTTACCAGATGCCGTTAAAAGAAATATAACTATACACTAATGTTAGATGTAAGCAGAAAAGATATATTAAGTAATTCTATGATGGAATTTAATCCTATGGATAGATTTATAAAACTACCCATAGATTCATATCTTGATTTATTAGGTACAACACCTAATTCTGCTCAAATAGCTTTAATTAACGCTATAAACAATCCCAAATATAGATTTGTGTGTGCTGCCTTATCTAGGCGGCAAGGTAAAACTTACATAACTAATGTAATTGGACAACTTGTGTCTCTCGTGCCGAACTCACATATACTAATAATGTCACCAAACTATGCTTTATCCCAAATCTCTTTTGATTTGCAAAGACAGCTTATTAAGCACTTTGATTTAGAGGTGGTAAGAGATAATGCAAAAGATAAAGTTATTGAACTATCAAATGGTTCTACAATAAGAATGGGATCAGTTAATCAAGTTGATTCTACTGTCGGACGATCGTACGATCTAATCATTTTTGACGAAGCTGCATTAGCAGACGGCAAAGATGCTTTTAATGTGGCGCTTCGTCCAACACTAGATAAAGAAAATGCTAAGGCAGTATTTATATCTACACCTCGAGGTAGAAATAATTGGTTTGCAGATTTTTATAATAGAGGCTATAGTGAGGAATTTAATGATTGGGCTTCTATAAAAGCTACTTATCATGAAAACCCAAGATTTAGCAAAGAAGATATAGAAGAAGCTAAAAGAGCTATGTCTGCAGCGGAGTTCGCTCAGGAATATCTTGCTGATTTTAATACTTATGAAGGACAGGTTTGGAACTTTGATTTTGAAACTTGTGTGGCTGATTTAAGTCAGTTAGATACTAGTAAAATGGATGTATTTGCAGGACTCGATGTAGGATATAAAGATCCAACAGCACTTTGCGTTATAGCATATGATTGGGAGGAGGAAAAATTCTATCTCGTAAATGAATATCTAAATGCTGAAAGAACCACTGAACAGCATGCATCAGAAATTCAGGTATTAATTGATAAATATAGGATAGATTATATTTATATTGATTCAGCAGCTCAACAAACTAGATTTGATTTTGCTCAGAATTATGATATTTCAACAATTAATGCTAAAAAATCTGTTCTAGACGGAATTGCTCATGCTGCAGCTATAATTGATAACGATAGACTAATTGTAGATCAAAGATGTAGAGAAACATTAGCGTGTGTAGATCAATATCAATGGGATCCAAACCCTAATTTGATGCGAGAAAAACCAAAACATAATATGGCAAGTCATATGGCAGACGCTTTAAGATATGCACTTTATACTTTTGAGACTTCTGCAACAACTTTCTAAGAATAGACCTACGAAAAAATAAATGTTGACAAAAAGGTAAATTTTTGGTATAATTTTTAATAAATAGGATATTATGAATTTAAAAAGAGATTTAATCAAGTACGTGCGGGATAAAGCCAAATCAGGTTATAAAAAAGAGACCCAATGCTATATTTGTGGAGAGACAGAAAAGCTAGAATTTCACCACTTCTATGGAATGACTGAGTTATTAGAAACTTGGTTGAAAGCACATAAAATGACAATAAATTCAGCAGAAGAAATCATGGAAGTTAGAGAAATTTTCATTGAAGAACATCCTAACGAAATTTATAATGAAGCTGCCACACTATGTAAAGCTCATCATATGCGGCTCCATAGTATTTATGGAAAAAGGCCAAAGTTGGTAACAGCACCAAAACAAAAAAGATGGGTAAACAAACAGAGGATTAAACATGGCATGGTATGACAGACTTTTAGGTAGAGTGACGGAGGAGAAATTAAATCCTGCGCAAAGCTTTATTGCACTAGAAGAAGGACTAACTGTTAGTACTCGTGAGAAGAAAGATAATTATCGATCCGCTTACGAAGAACTAGAAGTAGTTAATCGCGCAGTTAATATGATTGTTGATGATGTTTCTGATATTCCTTTTGAAATAGGGGATAAAATTAAAGGAATCACACCAATTAAAGACAGTGTTAGAAGAAGTCGTGTAGATTTAATACTAAATAAAGAACCTAACCCTTTTCAGGATGTTAGTAACTTTAAAAGAAATTTAATAATTGATCTACTAATAGACGGAAATATATTTGTTTATTATGATGGCGCTCATTTATATCAACTACCTGCTCAGAACGTAGTAATTCATTCTGACACTACTAGTTATATAGATAAATTCGAATATGACGGACACATAGATTACGCTCCTAAAGAAATTATACATATTAAAGAAAACTCATTTAATTCAATCTATAGGGGCGTTCCCAGATTGAAACCAGCATATAGAACAATGTATTTATTGGATAATATGAGAAAGTTTCAAGATAATTTCTTTAAAAATGGGGCAGTTCCGGGATTAGTACTTAAGAGTCCAAACACCCTTTCCGAGAGAATCAAAGAAAGAATGCTGCAGGCTTGGCAAACTAGGTATAATCCTAAAACAGGAGGTAAAAGGCCTCTTATACTAGATGGTGGATTAGAGGTAGATACTCTAACAAAAATTAATTTTAAAGAATTAGATTTTCAATCATCTATAACAGCAAACGAGAAAATAATTTTAGAAGCTATGGGTATACCACCTATACTTCTTGATGGAGGGAATAATGCTAATATTAGACCTAACCATCGACTTTACTACTTGGAAACAGTTCTTCCAATAGTAAGAAAAATAGGTTATGCTTTTGAAAGATACTTCGGTTTTGAACTAAATGAAGATGTAACAGGCGTTCCTGCTCTACAACCAGAGCTAAGAGACCAAGCATCTTATTTACAAACTTTAGTAAACTCAGGCATAATGTCACCAAACGAAGCTAGAGAATCCTTAAATTTAGAACTTATAGAAGGACATGATGATTTAAGAATTCCAGCAAATATTGCGGGTAGTGCAGCTAACCCCGAAGAAGGTGGGAAACCACCCCAAACAGAGGAAGAAAACAATGGCGAATAAAAAAGCAGTACTTTTACAATTAGCAGAATACTTTGCTAAGAAGGGAAGCATGATGTCTCCCGCAGAATATAAAGCAGCTGATGATGCACCTATGCGGTTTATAGTAGCAAAAAGACCTTTTGGGTCTTGGGCAAGAATGCAAGCAATGGTTAAAGCAAATCATCTTGATTTGTGGATGAAAACTCAAGCTCCAGCAGTTCCAGTCTCAGATCCAGTTAATACTGGTGAAGCATTTAAACCAAAAACTAAAGTAGCGTCTAAAGCTAAAGCAGCCCCTAAAAAGGCTAAAAAGTAGGTAGTTGATATGGAGAAAATTTTTCATTGGACTAACACTTTTAAAACTCTCGGAGAAGACGAGGATGGTGGAGTAAATATTCGTGGTTTAGCGAGTACTAATTCTATAGACCGAGTCGGAGATGTTATTAATCATGATGCATGGACAAAATCGGGTGGATTAGATAATTTTAAAAATAACCCGATAATTCTGTTTAATCATAATTATGATAAACCTATTGGTAAAGCTACCGCGATGGATGTTACCGAAAAGGGTCTCGAACTTGGAGCTAGAATCTCTAAGTCTGCGGGGGAAATAAAAGATTTAATAAAAGATGGTGTTCTTGGAGCCTTTTCCGTTGGTTTCAGAGTCAAGGACGCCGATTATAACGAAGAAACTGACGGATTTGAGATAAAAGACGCCGAACTTTTTGAGGTATCAGTAGTTAGCGTTCCAGCTAACCAAGCTGCGACCTTCTCTCTTGCGAAATCTTTTGATTCAATGGAAGAATACCAAGAGTTCAAAAATCTTTTTAATTATAATAAAGAGGCTAATCAATCTAAAAAGATTGAGACGCCACAAGCGACGGATAAAACCGTTTCACAGGAGAAACCTATGTCTACTGACAATGAAACTCCTAACGCTGACGCTCTCAAGGCATACGCAGAAGAAGTAGCAAAAGCAACTGCTGCTAAAATCGCGATGCAACAAGCTGAGCAG